TTAGGCTTCCATCTGCGCCAGCCAAGCGTCAAGAACTTTTCCCTCTGATGCGTCCGGGTCGTTTATATACGCTTTTGCCATACGCACGTAGTTGTTAGTGTCGCTTCCAAGAATTTCAGCAAAATCACTATGCAGCATATTCATAACATAGTACCAATCAGCTTTACAACGTATTCCCTGTTGGTCTGCAAATTGGCTAGTCTGTTCAAACGTCCAATGTTCGCCACACGTACCGTCAATGTTCTTCATTTTGGAAACTGCCTTTTTTGCAAGCTCTTCGTCAAAATGCGGGCCATAAGCTACACAATGCAGTTTATATGCAGTATCCCAAAACAGCCTCGGGCAGCGTCCGCGCACTTCTTCTAACGCTTCACAAACTATTTCTTCCATCTCTGTTATCTTTACTGGGTCAGCGCTTACCTTCTCCCAATATTTCTTTAGTTTGTGCATAACGTCGCCCCCTTACGCCATTTTTACAACGCTCAAAGATACATTGCTGATAGTGCCTGCTGCCGTAGCCTGCACCTGCAACGCTGCATTATTATCAATCACACAGCAACTAGGCAATACTCTAAGCAGTGTAGCAAAGGAGATATTATATGTATCGCCTGTTGCACCGGTTACTGTTGCTTCTGCTCCCGGTACTGCTACACCATTACGAAGAAGATTTAAACCTATATCGCCTGCCGCAGTCGGGGTAATATCAGCGTTCAAAGTCACAAGGTAAAGTCCCTGGATAAGGTTAACGCTTGTACTTCCTGCCGGATGCTTAATAGATACGCCAGTCAGAAGATTGTTAGTAGGGAAGCCGACAAAGCCGTTCGCTGCAACAGTCTGCGCCGCCGTTGCTACCGTTGTTAATGCGGATTTCTGATTGCAAATCATTTGTTTTCACCTCTTTATTAAAGCAATAGGGACGGCCTGCACCGTCCCTTGCAGTGCAGTTAATGCACATAACTTATTATTTTCAGCCTGCGTTATACGCACAGCCACAAGCACCGGCTACGTTAGCAGCAATGCTTTGATACGGGCTATTCGTAATATAAGCCGGTTGCGGATAAGGTCTTAATGTACCGATAAGATTTGCACTCTGCGCCTGTTGAGATAATTGGAAGTTTGCAGTCTGCAAGTCGCGGTCACGGTCTGCCAGCTTGTCGCGCAAGTCTTGGATTTGGTTGGCAATCAGAACTGCTCTGGTCTTTTCGCCGTCCTCTTTTACTGCGTTGACAATATCGCAGGTATTACGCGCGTTCTCATAGCGCACTGCGTCAATATTTCTGTTAGTTTCGCAGCAGCACTGCTGTTGAGCAAAACGATTTTCGGAAAGCTGACTGCCTAACTGATAACCGGTCTGCATAATATCACGTTGCACACCGTTAAAACCATTCAGCATAGTGCTGTTCTGAGCGTAGAAGCCATCACATAAGCCATTCTGAACGCCGCGAATACCTTCTTTAATATCCTGCATAGAAAATTGGTCCGCAATTTGGTCACGTGTCATGCTGCCATTTGCAAAAATTTCAGCACCCATATTGCCGCGGTTATTCCAATTACCGCCCCAGCCGCCCATTAAGGCAAAGATAACAATAATCCACATAAACCACATACCGCCGCCCCAGCAGTCACCGTAGTTGTTGTTTCGATTCATGTCCATTACCGGAACAATGTTTGCACCTTCCATGATAAAATTTCACCTCCAGGAATTATATGTAAAGCTCATTGCGCGCATTAGAGCTTTAAACCGAATTGACTTAAAAACTGAGTAAACTGTTCGTCACTCATGCCACGTTGCCTTGCAAGGTTACGTACAGTTTCTTTTAACTGTGCTTCATTCTTGCCTTGCCCCATTTGCATTGCGCGGCTCATCATAGGATTCTGCTGTGCTAATTGCGTAAGCATCATCATAGGATTACCGCTGTTCTGTAACATTGCCATTATCTGCATCGGGTTCATGGTTCATTCCTCCAATCTGCTTTTCCAATCTGTCCACACGTTCTACTAATCTATCTACAATGTTTTGTTCAGCATACGCAGGCTGCTTCTGCGAATTGTTGATTTGGTATACTCTGAAAATCGGCAAGCCGTCCAAGCCTATAAGCTTTTCATAAATCTTGCCTTCGGCAGGGCAAGGGAAGAAAGTGCTCGTTCCGTCCAAGTCAATTTGAGCTGCCTTTGCTTCATCCATGCTGGTAACAATTCTGCCTTTCAATGCCATAGGCATAGGCTGCTGCATAGTTGGCTGGTACATCTGCTGCTGTTGTTGCTGCAAATAATTCAGCCGTTGCTGCATCTGCGGTGTTGCGCCCATATAAGGGTTATATTGTCCGTACATACTTATCACCTCACTTATAGTTTAGCTGTTTTTTAGCAAACCAATCCCTACAAATTCCCCATAAAAAAAGAACCGCCATAAAAGGCGGCTCGTTGCATTTAAAGGAATGATAATACATTTGTTATTTGTTTATACGCAGTATTCAATTCCTTATCCACTGTTTTGACAGATACATTCAATTGCATAGCTATCTGATAGTTAGTCAAGCCTTTTACAAATTTCAGCTCGCAAATTTCTACCTGCCGTGGTGTTATCTTTGCTTCTTCCAATACCGCGCTGAAAGAACGCCGCGTTGATGTTTGTAGCCAGTCACGCGTGTTCTTCAGCAGTGTGTCCATTTTATTGTCACCTACCTAAATAAATAAAAGCTATAGCTGTTGCCGCCCATCCAAACAAAGCGGCACAGATTATCTTTCTTTGGAAAGCAATAGTTTCTACATAACCTTTTAATAACATTGTAATAATGCCTGCTGGTATTTGTTCCTTTTCATCCATCGTAACACCATCCAATAATTTTATTTTGCAGCTGCGCAAAGCAAGAAGAATAACGCAGTACCTGCATAAATATTCCGCTGATACTTAATTCTGTTCGTTCTCTTCCGGTCGTATTCCATTTGCTCTATCAACGTCTCGTATAATTCCTCGCTGCGCTTCAACGATTCCTTTGCATTCACTAATGAGCGCTTGGAGTTCGTCAGCGCTTCTTGCGTTAGAGTGAGCTGCTTCTTCGCTTCGCTTAATTGCGTCAACAGAACTGCTGACGTGTTCTTCTGCTGTTTCAATTTCTCGTCTGCCAGATTCAATTTCGCTTCCAGCAGATTCGTTTGATTTTTGAATTGATTCCATTGTTCGATTGACATTGTTATCTGCTTGGGTGCCGCTTCCGCCGTGCCAGCGCCAGTACACGTCATTACAGATAAGCAGAAGGCCAGCAACAATAAGACTAATCTTAACAGCTTTATCAATCTTACGTCTTGTTTCATCTTTCATTATTACCTCATATAAATACTTGTATTTGCAAAACATTATAAATCGCGTCAGACGCACAAACTTCGCCTACAAGCGGCTTTAGCTCGCCGCAGGATAAATCGTAAGCGGTGCTAATTTCAAAGCAATCATAGGCGAAGTATTTTTGTGCAATTTGTGCCTTCTTGTAGAAGATTGTTATTATGTGCCTGGTAGTTTGTTATAATCCGAAATAATGGTGCAGCGCGCCAAGAGCAAAGCCTAAAACAAGGCCTACTAAAAATTTCTTGTCAGCAACAAAAGCTTTTAATTCTTCCATGATTTCACCTCCTTATCTTCCATTGCCAGCATAGCCATAAGCAGGTACGCCATACGGCGTAGTTAAGTCAATACCAGCAACATACTGATATGTATTGTCTGCTCTGTTGGCATAACCAACTCTATACATCTCGCCAACGTCGGCAGCTATCCAGTAATAATTTTTGAACAGCTTGTTCAACGCTTCAAGGCTGCGCAGGTTAACGCGCTCAAAACGATTCTCTAAAAACCGCTTTACGACGTAGGTTGATGTAGGACACCACATACCAGCGTAGATGATACATCTAGTATCGTCAAGCGTCGGCACTTGCTGCAAGACTTCAATGTATTGCAAACAGTCACGAGAAAGTTGTTCCAACTGTGCCTGCTGTCCTGCTTCACTTCTCAAAAGCTCTTTCAGCATCGGCAGTTCGCCGCTTGCTTTAATATCAATGTAAGTGCGGCCTGCATATTCTGCGCCGCCGGGAATAGCTCTCAAAAGCTCATCGGCTCTGTTGCCTTCCCATTGTGACACGCCGATTGACGGATAAGCATAAGCCGTAGACTTCGCCACGCTGTCATAGCCACCTTCAATTCCTGTATTAATCAATCCTTTTGCAATCTCTGTCGCTAATGCTTTATTCCAATCGCTCATCGTTCCGCTCCTCACTTTTCACCTTAAACATTCTTGTTTCAATAGCCTTATTGCCTAACTGTACAAGCAGCAGTGTAACCATACCAAGCGTACAACTCTCGTAGCCGCTCCAGGTCTTGGCAAAAAAAGCAAGCCATAGTGTAACCAATACCCAAACAACAAAGCCAATCACAGCGCAGATTCTGCCTACGCTGTAAGCGTTATCGTTCTTTTTCAACATGTTAATCAATTTACGCATGACACTTACACTCCTTGCATTTTTCATCATGTCCTTTTAAATCATAGTTAGGCAGTTCATTTAATTGCTCCATTAAACTATCAATGACGCCATTATCTCCAAGCGCCTCGTAACTCCGGTAGCAGGCGTCGATGCTTTCTTTTGCGTAGATTGGTATCCAGCCTTTATCCTGGACATAGTGATTATAAGCCTGGATGATTCTATCGCGGAGCAACGCTTGCAAGCCTGCCTTTAGTGCGTCATTTTCTTTTTTCTTTGTATGATATAACGCAAAGATATAAGAGATAACAGCACCAGCAATAATATTTATTACAGTTTGTACAGTTGATTCAATCATAAAACACCTCATTCCTATTTATTTTGTTGCTGATATTTAAACTTCTAATACAACATTTTCAACTTCTGCTTTAGTTATAGCAGTTTCTACTTTCTCCTTAGCTTTTCTATAAGCTGTGTGGAGCTTGTCGCTTCTCAACGCCACCTGTGCAATGATACCACGCAGGTCAGATGCAGTTACTTTTACATCTTGATTGTCTGCTGTTGTCCATGTGAGGGTGACGGAAGCACCTAAGATTTCAAGAGCAATGATAGCTGCATTAATTCTATCCCTAGCTTTGTCATCATAATCAAAAGAGTAACCTTGGTATATGATAGGCTCAACCTCAGCTTTATCACGCTGATATTTCAGCTCCGCAGTCTTACGTTGCTTAATCACTTCTAAAGGTTCTTCTTCGTGAGTAACAGTAACATTTAATTCCGCTAAGGCTTCATCACTGATTGTCGGTGGAATAAAGATACCTTCCTGCCCTAAGGCTTCTGAAAGTGGGTAAATGTTAGAGTAGGTTTGGTCTTTGTATTTATATTTTGTTTGCATTTTGTTCCTCCTTTGCTTAATAATCTTCAACTGTAGGCTTCATGTCATTTATTGCTTGCCCCCACGAAAAAGTTACACCACTTGTATAATAGCAATTAAACAGCAATCTATAAGTTTTATTGGGTGTTACGCCTACAATGGAATCAATATCTGCGGCATCGTCGACTTCACCCTCAGAGGTAGTATAAAACCAACCCTCACCCCAAACTTTATTGGTTGATGTATTCTTTATGTTAGCATAGTTGGATAAATCGGGGTCACCCTCACCCCCATCAATAGATGATGTTACTTTGATTCTTTTAATCCCCGGTGGAACAGTAAAAGCTATTGTTTCATTATCTGTTTCAGCATAACTCCAATTCTTGCTACCATCTTCAACCTTTACTCCATTTCGCATCATCATACGATTAAGTCCCATTATGCACCACCTTCTAACTTACTAGCCTGCACAATACTCGTAACATTACCGCTGCTATCTTTCAGCATCAAAATGTTCAACAACAGACCTGCACTTGTAATAGCTATATCAGACGCAGAACCTATATATTTAAGTGCTCCTGCAGTTTCAATATGCAGTGGGTAATCAGCAGAGGACTCAATATACGCAGTAAACACAGAAGAATTGCTAGGTTCTAAACTAGCCTCAATTTTTTGAAGGTTAAGGGTAAATGTCCCTGTTGCTATATAGTGCATTACGGACATTTGAGGCGTATGGCTTGTACCGCTCACCACATTAGAAAGGTATCTTTCAGCTCCCAACAGCACTTGCTTAAAGCTTTGTAATGCGTCCCATTTGTTAGCAGTATCCTTTTTAGCATAAGTTTCAGTAATTACATTACCTTCACCATCACTCTTAGCTTTATCAGCAGTACCAGTGAGATTGCCGATAAAGGCAGGAGCTTCCACAGGGTACTCAGTAACAGTGCTACCTTTGTCACTATCATAATTGAGTACATTTCTGTATGCTTTTGTGCCTTTACATAAAGCACCACCAAAGAGTAGAGTTATATCTTCATTTTTATCCTCATTGAATACATATTGTACAATATTATAGCCAGTATTCTTAAATATCGTATTCGCCCAGCTACCCCAAGTATTTATTGAACCCGACACCCTCGCAACAGTAGTATCTAAGGTATTAAAACCATAATAACACTTATAAGGACTTCCGTAGTTATCATTAGAATTAATAGCTTTCATATAAAAGGATATGCTACCAAAATACGTGGTAGTATGTGTTGCAAATGTGATACGAGCCATGTAACCTTTAGTTATGTTTAAATATGATGGGAAAATTAATCCAGAAACATACGCCTTTTTCCACTTTTCATCAGTAGTAGTAGCACTATCAAATAATGTTTCCCAAGTTTCACCATCAGCAGATTGCTCAATAGTAAGCTGTGTAATATTATTAATAGGTGCCAGTGTATCATTAACTATCTTACTAACAAATGCTTTACGAGAGCTTGGGGGAGTTAATGTACCACTTGTTAAAGCTAATTCATTAAGGTCAGTTTGGCTAACTTTATCTTGTAATGCTGCATACACAGTTCTATTAGCGATAGGATTAAAAGAGGTAGCATTTAATACTTCATCAACAGTAACACCGCCGTCAGCACCGGGAGTACCCCTTGGAATCTGAAAGTTCAAGATAGCGTTAGTAGCAGTACCACTATTGGTAACACTTGCATTACTACCTGCTGCCCCTGTGGTCACGCTACCAATCGTGATAGTAGCAGCAGTGCCTGTATCGCCTTTTGCGCCTTTGATATTCACACTTTTGGGGTTGGTCAGTCCAGCTTTATTCGTCCAGCTTAACACACCAGCAGAGGACACACTAGGTACAAATACATTAACATTTTCACTATAATTCTTAGCGTTGTTCATGTAGAGTTCTGCATTGTCCATGTAGGTTTTTGCATTGTCCTTGTAAGTTTTTGCTTCACCTGCACTATTTCTTGCAGCAGACGCAAAGTTACTAGCAGCAGTAGCAGCAGATTGAGCTGCTTCCTTGCTGGCTTCTGCGTTGTCTTCGCTAGTTTTTGCATTGGCTTCGCTTGCCTTCGCGTTGGTTGCAGATGCCGCAGCGTCAGCCTTGGCGGTTAATGCCTCCTGCTTATAACCACTCGTCAGCTCCGCATTTTCAGAAGCGCTTGCAGCAGATAAGCTCGCGTACTGTGCGCTGTTACCTGCTACGCCTGCTGATTTGAATGCACTATCTTCACTCTTTGCTGCCGCAGTTGCGCTTGCAGCGGCACTCTGTGCTTGTGCTTGAGTCTGCGCGTAAACACCTTGCGCCAATGGCAAAACCTTTGCCGGGTCTTCCGACAATTCAAGAGTTTTTCCGTCGTCGCTAATTCTAAAGCTCTTGCCGTTCTCCCACGGGATTACAGTATCAATATCAGTACTTTTGCTTACACCGATTTTCAAACTTCTGCCGGTAGTATCGGTAAGCTGTTGCGCAATCATCGTCAATTTGTCACCAATAGCCTCAACCTGGTTAAAAGGATATTGGTCGGGCAAGTCTGTTTCCTGCGTCACCGGCACTTCCCTGTAAATCGTCAGTTTCCAGCCCGTCGGCAATACCGCCGGTCTTTCGCTCTCCGGCACTTCAGCGCCAACTGCGTAACCTGGATAACGTACAACGCTTTTTTCAACATCAACATAATAATCTTTAGTCAGCAGTTTTTCTTTGCCGTCTGCGTCTGTCAGCATAACTTTAATGTCTGTTCGGTCTAAAATTTTAAACTGATACGCAAACTCTGTTGCATTTCCATTGCCGTTATATGTGATTCTGTTATCTACATGAGCAATCATGATAGCTCCCCTCCTTTTATTATTTTGCCAAAAGAAAAAGTAGATATATAAAAATATATCTACTTTTAATAAATTCACTTTAACTAATTATACATTCATTTTCAAAGGTTCGTATCTATGCTACTTTGTGAAATTTTTTGTCAATCTTTTTTACGTTCGCTTTTTGGTCTGCGTTTGTAAATGTCTTGCAGCTCAAAGTCCATATCACCAGCAGCAATATCTATACCGTTGAATATGATATTGAAGATGCCGCTAGGAATACCAAGCCATGCGCCGCCGACATATGCCACCTGCTCTACCAATTCGCTAGGCTCTTTCTTACCTTCCACAACATCGTTTATACGTCTTGCAACAGTAAAGCCTCTGTCAATCAAGCCTTGCGCCGCAGTCAGTCTGTAGCCGTAGTTCCTCATACCTAGCAAGTTCTGTACACCAACGTTCGCCGCTTGCCCGTCGGGACCGCCCATAGACAACGGGTAGTTGATAAGCTCTTTTGCAAGATTATTCCAATCGTCTTTTTTGTCTTTCTCAAAAGGCGCGGTCAAAGAAAGCTCTGCAATAGCTACGTTCAGCAAGCATACGCCTAACCATTTAGCGGTAACGAAAGCAATCAGCCGTTCAGCCATTTCTTTTTTCTCGCCGCTATTCCATAACCTTTTGGCGATATGTGCTTCTCTGTCCCATTGGTTAAACTGTGTGTTGAAAAATCCCTGGAACATCGTAAACAGTCTGAATAAGCCGCTGCCACGTTGCAGACTTGATACATCATGAATTCGGCTGCTGCCTAACGTGCGCCGAATAACAGCGTTCGCAAAGTCTAGTGCTTCCTGCTCCGTCTTGCCTTCGTTGATTTTCTTCATGTATGCTTCTGCAAATACCGGCTTTGCAGTCATCATATCAGTGTAGCCTAACAGCATTGCACCATATTTCAGCGTCTTTTTCTCAATTGAGTTAAGGTCGGAACGATTCTGAATATCTCTCAATGTAACGTCTGGTACTTCCATGCGTTCACGCATAAACACGCTTTTTGCGCAAATCGCATCTACTTCTGCCCTGCCTTCACCTGTAAAGCCACGGTACAATGCTCTGAAAGCGTCAGCATAAGTAAAGCCTTCTACGCTATTTCCGTATAGCAGGATGTTAGAAAAGTTCTGCATTGCCGTTTTGAAGTTAAGCATAATAGCGGTATTTGTTGCAATATTACGTAAAGCGTTGGCAGCTTGCGTAAACAGATTCTCAGCCATATATGCTGTCTTATTGCCATATGGGTTAGCGCAAGCCTGCAAAAACTCTCTCAAAAGTCTTACGTTTGTATCGCCTAAACGCTCAACCATGTTGCGGTAAATATCCTCATCGTTCAGTATCTTTCTGAAATCAAGCATTGTTTCGCGATAACAAATATCATGAATGTATTTTTTTACCGCCGTAACCTCACTGCCGCGCGATAAGTCTACGGGATATTTGCCGCCGGTACGTGCTTTACTTGCGCTAGTATCCGTAGTCAAAGTCCGTTGCGGCGGTCTGCTGCCTTCTTCGGTACTGTCGATTCTGTCAAATTTTCCGGGCATACTGCCGGTGCGTGTATCACGTTCCAACGGGAAGTAACCACCTTCAAATACCACGCTTTCACCGCTTGCAAGCTTCAGCACCAGCGGTGACGCTTCAATCTTCGGCGGCTCAAAGCCTTTTGTTCTGCGATTGACTTCTGCCAGCATAGGCCAGAATTTACTTGCTGCATTGATACGCGCCTGGGCATAGGCAATATCTGCTTTAGTCAGATGCTTGCACAAAAACTCTATAAGGTTTTGTTTGGTTTGCAGCATTGCTTCTTCTTTGCCTATAAGCTCCGATTCTTCCACCCATATATCAGAATTCTTTACGCCTACCGGTTTTTGCGAACACAGCCTTGCAGCATTACTATCACTGCCCAGGTTGCACAGCATAGCAATCAAAGCATGCTTATCTGCGCTGCCGCCAAGTTCTTCGTAGTAAATTCTTTTATCGTGCGCAATGCCGGTTTCTTTGTCTGGCTCCCATTTCTGCAAAGCATCTATAAGCTCGTTCTGGTAACTTTCAAGCATCGTGCTTTCCATATCTGCACAATGGTTGATTTTGTTGTAAAACTCCCTGGTGAAATAACCTTCTTCCGTCCAATTATCCATCATCAAGAAAAAGTTATCAGCGTTACGCAGTGTAGCTATGATATTTTTAGGCCATTCGACAATTCGCTTACGCAGGCTCTTTTTGCTGTCGCTGCCAATCTCCGCCTCATACTCTACCGGCAATTCTTGCAGGTGCGCTATCGTGTCAGCCTTAACCTGTTCAAAGGCTTCACCGGCGGCGATTTTGTTCATCTGCGTATCCTGCTTTGCAATAGCACGAATGTTTTTCAGTGCGTCGATAACGTCCATATAGTTCGCAAGGCTAAGCTGCGGCGCGTTGGTCAAATCATTATTCGGGTTCAAAACAAACTCCGGCATAGAAATAATTTCGTCACCGTACTTTGCCTGCATCTCTGCAATGTAATCGCTAAGCGGCTGCACTTCTCTGCCGTTGGTGTTAAAGTCCTTGCGGTGATAGCCCATACGCTCCAGCAATGCGCACATCTGGAAGAAGTGCTGCTCTGTTCCCCACACTTCTTTCTTGCTGTGCATCTGCTTTTTGACGTACTTTCTTGCGCTTTCAATCTGATGTTTGGCCTTGACTGCTTCACGATACAAAGCGTGATTAATCATCTGCTGCTGCTTATACATAGCCGCTTCTTCCAAAAGTCCGGCTTTAGCAGCCTTGTTTGCATTAGCCGCCGCTCTGCGTTCTGCCATAGCAAATCTTCTCGGCTTCATAACTTCGCCTGCTGGCAAAGTCTGAATATAGCGTTTAGCAAAATTGTCTGCGTTCTGCTTCCGCACTTTAGCAATATTCTCACGCTCTTTTTGCTTAATATCCTTGTCGCTTATTTCGTTGAGTGCCTCATCAATAAGCTGTTGTTCAAGTGCCACCACTTCGCCGCTCTCGTCATTATAGAGTGCTTCCCTTGCCGCTTCTCTTGCCTGCTCACGCTCCTGCATGAAGTCGGGGAATCTGCGGTTCACAGCCTTGTCAATCTCTTGACGTACCATAGCTCTTTCGCTCGGTGAAGTCAAAATATCCTGCGCCATAGCATCGCCACTGTCATAGCCCAAACTGTCAGCCACCCAGTCAAACAGTTCTCTCTGCTCGTTAGACAAGGCACGCTTTTTGCTCATCTCCACAAGGTCGACTTTATCCGGATTAGTTTCAAGCTCGTGCTTCAAGGCTTTAAGCTCGTTAAGCTCTGTAAGCTGCTCACCCTCTACCAAAGTTTCGGCAATCTCCTTCAAGCCTTCCTCATTCTTTAGTTTCGCTCTGTCACCGCCGTTACGAATATAGTTCCTTGCCCAGTTGTCCTGTACGTCGCTGCCTTCATTCTCATTGACGGTGTAACCTTCGACAATCTCCCTTGCCATTTCGTAGCCGCTGGCATAGCCGTTTTCCTCTGCTATCTGGTCAAAGAGTTCTTTTTGCTCCTGCGATAATTGGTTGCGCTTACTTTCTTTTACCAGGTCGACACCTTCGGGGTCTGTTTCAAGTCTATGTTTCAAGGCTTGCAGTCTGTCCAGCTCATCTACAATATGCTTAAAGTCTGCCTTAATTTCAGCGTCGCCATAATCTAAACCGGTGCTACGCAAATCGTAGTAATCCGCTATATCTTCGCCTCTTGCAATCTTTTCAGCAATTCTTCTGCGTCCTTTTTTACTGGTCAAGTCGCTTACGCTGCCGCCGTAGTCATGAACGTATCTTGATACCCAGTTGACATTACGAATACTGTCACCTGCTTCATGGAATACAAGGCCTTCAATATCCGCTTGCTCTAAAGCTCGCTTAGTCCAATGACGTTTTCCTTCCTTGCCTATCTCACCAAAATCAACCAAGACTGCGCTTTGGTCCGGTATGCCTGCAAAGTCATTTGCATACTTGCCTTCTGTTCTATTGGTTGCGGCAAAGTAGCCCCACTTACCATTGATGAAAAACGCACGCTCACTCTTGACTGTATCTTGATATTCCGCAAGCTCGCTTTCTATTCTGTCAGCAATGGGATTTAAAATATCATCAATAGTTCTGTTTGTGTCTTTTAATAATTCGTTATAGTTTATACGTTCATTGCCATAAATATATTTTCTTGCAAGCCTACGCGGATTAGCTTCTATTGTTTCCCATTCGTTGATTTTCTGCTTGAAGTTAGCATGAGCCATGCCGTGCTCATCAACAACAAATGTAGGATTGGTTACAGTTTTTTGTCGTGACTTGCTAAACATAGCAATCAGCATATCTTCGGCATTTGCAACACGCTCTTTAGAAAGTGTGCCGTATGTGTCGACTTCTGCTTGAAGATACTCAACTATCGGATTGAGTATATCGTCAATGCTGGCGTTAGTATCGTTCAGCATATCATTATAGTTTGGCAGTACGCTTCCTAAAACGTGCCTGTACTTTCTTGCTATAATTGCAGGATTGGCAAGCTTTGTTTTGCGCC